GCTACGCCTCGACCACCTCCGCCTCCAGCACCTTCATCTTTGAATACTGCTCCAACAGCCGCTTGTGCTACGAAACTAAATGCTGTAGCCGCAAATCCTGTTAGTCCCAATGCCGCCGCGGCATATGGTGCAAATATTGCTACACCTATTGATAAGAACTTTCTAAAGGTTTTCTTACCCATTAGTTGTGTCTCCAGGTTTCGTATTCGTGTACGCTATCCCAGCTTGAATTCTCGTATGCTGTCCATCCTCTTTCTTCTATGTTTGCCCACCATACACCGTTGTGCTTCATATATATTGTGGGATACTTTTTGAATATGATTCTTATGTCGCCTTCTTGTCCTGTTCCACTTGTTTCTACTTGTGTCCAATCATTTACTGTTAGCCATTGACGCCACGTTAGATTCATTTGTTTGTAGAAACGAATAGCACTTCTTGTATCTGTATATTTGTCAAATACTTTTTCTAATTCGTTAGTACCATATACTGTGTCGTGCATAGATAAGAAGCTAGTACAACAGTCGTTTGTACCTCTTTGCCATTGTCTAACTTTGTCTGTGTTATCACTGACCCATTTACCATATGCTAATTTTTGTTGTAGATTCATTGTATTATCCCTCCTGCCATTTTATATCTTTTACCACGTCTTTGCTGTACTGAAAACCTCTATCGCCTGTGTATAAGGCTTGTTGTCTGTTGTCGTTTGTGACTTGACCGTTTGTACGTTCATAATCAATCCAGTTATTACTTGCTGTGATTGCTACTGTGGTTGTTTCGTTTGGTTGATCTTGAATTACTGGCGCACTGATACGACCTTTGAATATTAGTACACTATCCAAATATTCGCCTATGCTTTTTGTATTATCAGATCCTTTGTTGAAAAAAGCTCTTGCTATTTCTACTTCTTTATCTACATAATCCACACTCAATAGTTCAGATAGTATGCTGTCGTTGTTGTTGTCGTGTGCTGGTATGCCTGATAGTGTTGCTGTTATTTCTGAAATAGTAAATTTTGTTTCTTCACGTATTTCACTGAAACCTAAATATTGACCCACTCCTATGTAGCTTCCATCTCTTACGCCTTGTGAATTACTGCTTATGGTCACTGTGTAAGGTGCGTTTGAAATATAGATACCACCATCAATGTTTATGTAAATCAACTCATAGGCTTGAATAGTTTTTTTAGCCAATGCTTCATTTAGTGTAGTGTTTAGTCTTCCCATTTTACTTGAACTCGTCCGCATCGAATGTACAGCTAAAGCTGTAGAATCCGTTTATGCTTTTATTTATTTGGATACTATCCTCTGCTAGAGTGACCACCACGTGAGTTGGATTGTTGAATGCCGCTCTGTGAAATGATATGTCACCCACTGGTTGTGTTAGTCTTACACGTGCTTCACCGAATATGTTTGCTCGTGCTGTATTGTTTGCGATGAATAGATTACCATTACCTTGATCTCCCATAATCATATGTTCGCCTAGTTCTATCCAAGTGTGGTTATTTGGAATACCATCTAAATGAACTAGATTAGCTGTTGCTAGTGGCTGACAGCCTCTAGTAGGATTAGCTGGATCTAATCCAATTCTTGGTACTACTTGATCTGCTGACGTATAGTAGCTGTCACTGTATGTACGATTAGTTGGTGTATCGAACAACAGTCTTGTACCATCTGAATATTTTAGATTGATATAGAAAGGTATGGTTTGTCCTCTTGCGGCTTCAAATCTAGCTTGAAAGATTCTGTAGTCTTCGTATGACATCAATCCATAGTTTAGTTTTATTTGATATCTTACGATACCACTATCTCTGGCATATTTTGTACCATTTTGACTACGTGTCACGCTGGTAGGTGATTCTACTGTTAGTTCAGCACTCACTGGTTTTACGTGTTGTGGCCAAATTCTTGATAAATCATAAGTCTGTGTTCCATCCCACTCTACGTCTGTGTCGTGAGCCCCATTCGAAGAATCCGCCGCTTCTTCATCATCTAGTGTTGTTGTACTAGGAATAAAGTTGCTGGCCTGATCTATAAAGTGAATAGCACTTTTCGTACCATCTGTTTGTAGTGCTTCTGTACGTGATCTTATACCACCGTGTGTGATTGTAAAGTCATCAAGTCTACCACCTGCTGATACACTATCTACTGTGATAGTTACTGTTGGTGCTTGTGTTTGTGTGGTTGAAAATGAACTTGGTAGAAACGATGTGCTACTGGTAGCACCAGCCGCATAATAGTTTTGTGCTAGTCGTGCGCCTGCGACAGTTTGTTGTACTCCTGATCCATTGTCTATATAATATTGAAAATCTCTAAGTCCTCTTTGTACGAGATTAGCGTCACTCATATAGTAGTGTGGATTACCTGATCCATCTACAGCGCCTCTGACTTCTGTTGTACCATCTAAGGGGATATTTCTGTGTATTAGCTCGTATCCGCCGTAGTTTCTTGCTGGATTGATTAGATGTATTCTTATGTCTACGCTACCTGATGCCGATACTTGTACTGCTACGTCTGCCGCTCCACCATTACCTAACAGTGAATCTGCTATATTGATAGTTTCATTATTAGCGTATCCATTTCCTGCGGTGTTGATTGATATAACTACAGCTCCACCTACTGTGACTGTATCAGCTGTGACGTTTGCGGCTCCACCGCCGCCTAAATCACTGTCTGCTATTGTGATTGTTTCGCCTGCGGCTGTATAGTTAGAACCGGCTGTGTTTACAGTTAGACTTGTGACTGCGCCTGAACCATCTACAGTGACATCTACAGTTAGACCTGATCCTGTTCCACCTGTAGTGGCTACGTTTGTGTATGTACCTGCTGTTCTACTTGCGTCAGCGGCACTGATATTTGTGAAACTATCAATTACGTGTCTTACAGTGGCATTGACTCTTAGACCTGTCCCACTACCACCTGTAGTAGCTACGTTTGTGTATGTGCCAGGTGTTCTGTTAGAAGCAGGTGTGGCTGTAGTTAGAAATCCTGTTGTTGTAGTAAAGAGTTGAAAATCTGCGTTTGTGCTACTACCTCTAGCGTCGAATATATTTACTACGGGTGTTGTCTGATCACCTGAACTTGTAAAGTAGAATGTGTTATCAAAATCAACCGAAGTTGTGATAGGTAGATTACTATCAATGTCTGGATCAATAGTACCACCTGTGTTATTTAGATAAGTTAGACGCATCCAACCTTGACCTTCTGCGATTATTTGATTTCTTACAGTACTACTTGCGGCAGATAGATCTAAACTGTTTAGATCTACTGTACGTGATGTAGCACCAGGTGTGATTGTAAATGTTGTATCTACTGTACCGTGATAATTTTCTGCTAGTGTTGCTTTTGTTGAACGACCTGAGTCTGTGAATACTTCGTATGTTTGTGATCCTATTTTTTCTAAATAGAAATCTGTACTGGTTGAGTTTGCTGTACCTGTATCGTGTCCTTCTGTGAAACCTTGATCTAATCTTACTTTATCTCCTGTTTCAAAATCGTTGCTTGAGTGTGGTCTCCAGTACACTCCTGTTCCTTGTCTATGCCATTCAGCACTTACACCATTGCCTCTGGTGAAAGTTCTTGGAAATGTATAGCTACCTTGAGTTGATGAAACATCAACAGTTGTTGATGCGACATTACGAGCGTAGAAACCAGCTGTGTTAGCTACACCATCATTGCCGTTGATAACTTGCCCTATCTCGTCTTGATCTGCGAAGAAGTGATAGTGACTACTACCCCATTTTGTGCCTGTTATTTGTGGAAATGTAACACGATATACCAGTGTGTCACTGACTGTACCATTTGGTCTAACGAATTCTAATACTGTAGGTACGAGACTCATAGGTGCCCATATGCCTTCTACCCAGTTAGATAAAGCCCAACCATATCTGCTTAGAAAGTTTGAACCTTTGTCATCTACATAGTTGTAGTACTTGCCTATAAATCCTGATATGTTTGCGGCCTTAGTGGCTGTATCTGCTCCTAGTATTTCTAAACTACCTATGTAGTTGCCAGCCGCATATTCCGTAACTCTTTTTGCGAAACCTTGTGTGGCATCTCCATAGTAGGTATCATCTATATAATAACCATTACTACCTGCTGTTGGATATTTGAATAAATCTCTCATTAGCTAATAATCCCCCTTCTACCTTGTTTGTTGAAACTATCGCTTACGATAGCTGTGATTGTATCTCTGTTTTCGACCAGTGTTTGTACTGCGTCTTTGGTGTCAAATGCGTTGATGTTGAATGTGACGTTTGCTGTATTACCACCGCTACCCATAGATTCATTTGATCTTACTTGTCCTGTTGTGTTTGGTACGAATAACTCAGGTCCTCTCTCCCCGACTAGGTATGGTGATCCAGCTCTTGCTATACCACCGTTTGCCAGGAAGCCAGGAATAATTGATCCGCCAAATAAACCACCTGAACCTCCACCGAAGCCTCCTCCTGAGATGAAGCTACCGATTGTACCGAATATATCAAAACCACCGCCTTTGCCACCGCCGATTCCGCCTAGTCCATCAACGAATCCGACGATCTCATCTACTAGTGGTTGTGTTATACGTCTCCTTATAATTTCTTGTGTTATGTCTTCTAATACGTTAGCGAAGAATGATTTGAAATCGTTTAGGCTTACTTTACCTTTGGCTAAACTACTTGCTAAATCATCTGCTAGTGTATTCATACTTTCTTTGAAACGGGTGTTTATCATTTCTGATATGCCATCTAAACTACGTTCATATTCTTTTACTTTTTCCATTGCTGGTTCAAAACCATTATCTGCTAATTGTTTTAGACCTTCTTGAAGTATTAGAAATCCTCTTGTACCTTTGGCACTATCGCCAAATTGTGTTATAAGAGTTTTGTAGTTTTTGGCCATTTCATTTGTTTTATCTACTGCTTGTTCTAGAGGGCCTATGAACTTTTTGTATTCTACACCTAATATTTTTGCCGCTTCTGCTAGTTCTCTTGCACTTGGTGCTGTTTTTTCGAAACTTTCGAATAGACCTTGGTTAGCATCTTCTAAGGCTATAGCATCATTGATTTTTTTGGTCAATTCTTCCATACTTAGACCTATTTTATCTACTGCTTCTTTGCCTTTTTTACCTTTTTCGTCCAAGTGGTCCATTGCATCGCCAAGTTTGCCTGTATCTTCTGCGGCTTTTTCTGCGGCTTCTGCTTCTAATCTTAGTTTTTTGATTATTTCTTCTATTTCGTTTTTTGTAGCTTCAGGTACTAGTTCTAATAATCTATTTTCTAATGCTTGTAAGTTGCTTAGATCTACATCACCTATTTTTTCTAATGTAGAATTTATTAGATCTTTGTTGTTCTTGAAGTTTTTGCTGATTCTAGCCAAGTCATTGGCTATAATGTCTGCGAATGCTTTTGCTAGAGTTGAAACTCTGTCTTGATTGAATATTTCTTTTACACGTTCGTCTGTTAGTCCTTGAATGTTTACATTTTTGAAGTTTTTGTTGAAACTGTCTGCGAAACTAAATCCACTATCTTTACCTGCTAGAGTGAAAGCTTCACTGAACTTGAACTCTCCTACTAGTTTTACTGCGTCAATTATATTTGCGAACTTTTGTACGAATCCATCTGCGAAGTTAGATAGTACACCTGATATACCTTTGAATACTGCTATAAAGAAGTTTGGCAGTGACATAATTATTGCACCAGCTGATTCTATTGCGAACTGAAATGTGTTTATTACTTTGTCTGCGAAGCCTAATGTAGCTTCTATCATACCACCCAATGATAGATTGTATCCACCAGTTAGTTGTTTGAATTTTTCTATTGCTGAGTCACGTAGTTCTCTGTATTTCTCTCCAGCTTGTGATACGAACCCGCCTACTGATTCTAAACTTATACCACTTGATTTTGCTATGAATGATCCTATGTCTGAAAATACACCCAGTACCATATCATTTAGACTCAATAGTGCGCCACCTATCATTTGAAACCCTAGTACTAATTCTTGTACTACTGTTATTACTGCGGCGAATCCATTTGTGAATGCTGTGCTTACAGCACTAGCGAATGATTTGAATAAGTCTGTTTGTAGTGCGCCACTGATTGATTTTTTTAGACTAGTGAAAGCATCTACGCCTAGTGTTTTTACTTTTGTGAATACACCATCGGCTATTTCTCCGTATGTGACTGTGGTGTTGCCTAATTTTACTGTACGATCACTTAGACTGCCAAATAGTGCTGATAGTGCGAATACACCTACACCTATGATACCACCTTTGCCTAGTAGTCCTCCTAGTCTGGTCAATAATCCTATTAGTGCTTTTACTGGGCTCATTACTACGGTTGCTAGTACTTTACCTAAACCACTCATTACACCCTTGAGACCGTTTGCATTTACTATAGCTGGTGTTAGTTTTGATGCCAATTTACCTAAGAAGCTAATGATACGAAGACTCACTAGTGCTACTACTGCGTTTCTTATTGCTTCGAAGTTTTGTGCTAGGAATTGAAGTGCTTCGCTGGTTGCTTGAATTGCTTCACCTAACCCTACGCCTAGTGTACGTGCTATCTCGTCATTTGCTTCTAAAAATTCTGTTGCGACAGCTAGTGCATCTACTAGTTCTTTCTTGAACTCATTACCTATTGTGTCAGCGGTACGATTTATTGCGTCTTGAAAGTTTGACATACCTGTGCTAAGGTTGTCCATTTTAGTTGCTGTAGCTCCGCCAAATCTTTCGTCAATAGCTTTTACTAGTGCTTCTGTTAGCTTAGCCGCACCTTCTGCACTTTTACCATACTCAGATACTTCATTACGTGTGATTTGTAGCTGTTCTTCTAACATTTTATATACAGGAAGACCTCTATCTTGTAGTCTTTCTAGATCTTCTAATCCTAGACCACCTGATACAGTTCTACTAAACAGATCCGTCATTGCTGTTAGTGTTCCTACTGAATCTGTTGTGACAGACGCGGCATCTGAAAATGTTGTTAGTAGTTTTTCTGTGGGTTTGATACCAGCACCAGCCAGTTTGATGTATGTTTGTGTTAGATCAGCAACCTGAAAACTAGTTTTTGCGGCGAACTTGTTGATGTTAGCGAATGCTTTGTTGCCACCTTCAGCTGATCCTGTGACTGCGGCAAGAGTGTCTCGTAGATCTTCAAATTTGGCAGTGGTACCTACTATGCCTTGTAAGGTTCTACCTGTGACGAAAGCCGCAAGTGCGCCTCCTACTGTTTTTAGAGTGTTGCTTACACCGTCAGCTTTTTTTTCTAGCCTGCCTAAACCTTTTTCTATATTACGTAGAGGCGATTTAGTTTGATCTACTGCCTTTACGATTAGTTCATATGTACTTGCCATTATCTAATCTTCCCCTTACGGCGTTCAGCCTTTTTTTGTTCTGCGTGTAGAATATCGTAGAACTCTACCCAACCACGTAGCTCTAAAGTAGGAAGTTCAAGTATCTCCTTGACACTCTTACCCAAGTCTTTTGCCAGTCTGTACAAGAATAGTACTTCAGGCAGGCTTTTTAGTTTCCCAAGACTTGTTCCGCTTCATTATCTGCGCCCATAGCTTGTACGACACGCAGAACTACTTTAGGATCAACAGCGTTCATAAATCTTGGTTTATCTGCCAATGTGAAAAGTGGTTTTCCATCTTCATCACAGGCTTTTTGAATTAGACTCACGATCAATGCTTCTGTTGTTTTATTCTGTTGTGTAAGTTCAATAACACGTGTTTCTTGTGCCATTGTTGAACCTACTTTATAATAGATCTTAGCGTCCCACTCTGGAACGTCAATTGGACCTTTTAGCTCACCACTCATTACTTCTTTGAAATGAGCTGTTGCTTTATCTAATACTGATGTTTTTGTAGTTGTCATATTTGTTTCCTTACCTTACCTATTTTTGTCAAGACAGGTTGTACTATACCATCTGGTGCTTGTTGGCTACTGCCTCTATCTAGGATCGCTATGTAAGGAGCTCTGTTCTCGATTATTGTGCCACTATATCCAAAAGTATACGGTGTGGTCTGTCTCCATTGTTTTCTAGCGAACCCAGTACGCACTGGTGTCTGCCTTTTTATATTTGTATTTATGTCTTTTATAAGGTCGTCAACAGCACGTTCCATACTATCCTCTATGTGTCTTATTACACTTTTTGGTTTTCTAAAACGCACTGATGACTCCTTTTAGTTATTAGCTGTCGCCTTCGTGTGAGAAGCTTAGAGCTCCTGTACCATCGAATGCTAAACTGTATTCTACTGCACCATCAAATGATGCTGTACGTGACACTGATGTCACAATTGCTGAACCGTTGTAATAAGCAACGTTTGATGCTCCAGCTTCTCCTGCTGGATACAATTCGAACTCAATTGTACTACCTGCTTTTACTACTGGATCATTGTCAGCTTGATGACCTAATCCTGTATCTGCCGCATCCCAATAACCATCTACTGTACCTGAGAAACCTTGGAACGTAGCTAAAATAGCACGTACGCCATCACCCATTGTTGTAACATCAATAGTTTCTGTAGTTTCTTCAAGTGTAAAGTTAGTTACGTGAAGCAGAGCTGTCATAGTTTGACCTGTGATAGCTGTGCCGGCCGCATCTTTTACAGCTTTGACTTTTATTACACCGTCGGTGCCTCTTGTTTCTGCCATAGTTTTACCCTCTTTATAGCTTAGGCATCTGTACGACTGTAGAAGTATTGACAACGGAATACCATTGCGGCTTGACCATAAGGATCACTTTCTCCTATTTCACGTATTACCACTTCTAGAAGTTGACTGTCTGTTGCGTTTCCGCCCAGAGTTGAATCTTCCATAAGTTTCTCTTCGATCTGTTCAATTGCTGTGTTGCGTTTTTGATCTCTGTTGTTGCCCATAACTATTACGTTTAGGATAACATCAAGTTCTGCTACACGACGTACTTCAGAACCGAAGCTGGCGTTTTCCCTTGATTCATTTGCTGTTTCTATTAGCACGTGAGGGAAACTCTCGCGACTTAGTTGTGTTATATCTATTGGGTCACGTGTGACCTTTTTGATATCAGTGATACTTGTGATTTGTGTCACAATGTGTGCTACGATGTTTTCTCTTTTACTAGCCATCTATCTACCTATATAATCGATCCTTACGATGTCTGTACTTTTCACCAGTAGTGATGCTTCCATCACCATCGTGATCATATTCGACACCTTTAGCCATCGCGGCTTGGATCTCTTCGTTGTATCTTTGTTTGTAGAAAGTGATTTGCGTTTGAAAGCTATCTCCTTCTACACGAAACGGACTTAGTCGAGGTAGAATGTACGCATAAAGTGCTAGATAAATCGTCGCTCTCTTCCACTGAGTGGATGTTAGCTTGGATGTATCGAACTCTGCCCCGATTCTTCTTCCCACCTGATTGAAACCAGTTGAAAAGTGTTTGTTGTACCAGTTTATCTCGATCCAACGTTGAACGTCTTCTGTGGCACGAGTTAGTTCTGTTGTGAAACTAGTCACGCCGTGATCAAAGATAGTTGGTACGTATTCTGTTAGATTCGAGTCAGTTGCATATGCTGTCATTCTACCTCTCCTTTATTATAGTGCCGCGTCAGATGTGATTTTTACGATCTTGTTTTGATCTAAGATACCAGCTCCAAAAACTGAACTGCAAATTACCTCAAATCCACGAAATGATTCGTCACGTTCTGTAGCGATACGTAAATCACGCTTCATTGCCATACCGATAGCCGCCGGGTGGAATACCGCGCCGATTGCATCGTCTGAACCATCAGGTGTAATAGCCGCCGATTCGTATATACGAATGCCAGAGACCGTACCTATGAAATAATCACGAGCCGCTTGGTTAGCTAGTTCGTCTGCTCTCATTTGGAATACAGCCGCTGAATCATCATTTGAATCTTGACGGATTGATCCACCTGCGTTTAGTAGTGCTTTCTTCATATTGAACGCTTGGAATGGGTGTAGTACTGCTACTAGACCTGTCATTGGAACACTATTGTTTCTTAGTGTTGCCGCCGCTTTTAGTAAGTGTTCAATAGTCATTTCTGCCGCCGCACCTGGACCTACTTCAGTTGATGCTGAAGTGAATAGACCTGTAATTACAGAATCCATAGATTTTGCAATTTGATCTCCAAGTACTTTACCAGTGTCTTGTGCTACTGAAAGAGGGCTTGACTCAAGAACGATATCTTGAATTTTTGCCATTGTTGCGTATTCATCAGCCGCAATGTCTACTGCTGATGCCGCTACGTCATCACCTTGAGTGATGTCGTGTCCAGCTGTGATAGCAGAAACTGCTGTTGCCGCTGGATAAACAGGAACACTAGCTACTAAGCCAGGTGTGCCCTGCATATTATAAGTTGTCACCAGGTTTCTTAGAAGACCGTTCTCTGCGAACGTGAATTGTGCCGCCTGTGTGATGTTTTCAAAGATCTGACCAGACGCCGCTGTTTTATCATAAGCGTTGGTTGTATCTGTTGTTGCGATTGCCATAATCGTTTTCCTTTACTTTACTTTTGAACGAAATTTCTTTGTTGTCCAATTGCGAAACGTTGTTTGTAAATTTTACGATGTTCCGGATTGGTCATATCCAAATCATTTAGTTCTACTTCTCGTGAAGTACTGTGTGTTGCGTTGCCGGTTGAGCCTGCGCCTGCCGGTGCCGCCGCACGGAAATAAGCGTTTGCTGTTAGGAACTCTGCTACTGCTTCGTCTACTGTCACAGGCTGTGCTGTATCAGTGTTATAACGAACTTGCCCTTCTGAATCGAGGACTTCGGGCTGTCCATTCTCTCCAAGACGAATATTGGATTTCATAAGCTCTACCACGTGTGTGGGATTTAGAGCTTTGTTAGTAGATGCCGCTGACATAATGGCACCATCAATCTTGATCTTGTGTAGTTCAGATTGTAGGCTACCGATACGATCATCAGCTTCTGTTTTTTGTTTTTGCAATAGTTCTTCGAACTGCTCTCGCTTCATCATTTGAGCTTTTTCAGCTTCAGACTGTGCTTTCTTTAGGTTTTGATATTCTTCTATATCTACACCTTCGTACTTGCGTTCAGCTTGAGCCAATCTAGCTTTGACGATTCTGTCCACGTCATCTTGACGGAACATTTTTTCTTCTACCTGGTTTGTTTGTACCTGTTCAACAGAGCCAGTCTCTGTTGCTTCAGTTTTATTTTCAGTGATTGTTTCTGTGTCGTTCACTTTACGATCCTCCTAGGTGGATTATAAAGCACAGGGGGTTATTCTATAACTTGTGCTTATCCATTATTTATTGGTTATCGTCTTCCATCGTTGATGTCATCGTTGATGGCGTTTCGATATTCATAGCTTTATGATTCTCGGCTATACTGTCAAGTATCATAGCTAGATCTTCTTCATCGTCTACCATCATTTTAGCTATTTGATCGTGCATATGATGTACGAAGCTATCGTGTGGTACGGCTTCAATTGCCTTACGATATAGTTCTAAGTCACTATGTTTGTCAGTCATATCAAAATGCTTCTCATAGTATACTTCGAAATCTTCTGGTTGTTCTACGCCTTGCCAATTGAAAAAGTCTTGCCATAATTGACGTTCTGCTTGTTGTAGAACACTGGCCTTCATAGCCAATTTGTTGTTCAAGTTTTGTCTTTGTACTTGTAGGCTGACTCCGCTTACTGGTACGTTTGTTTTAGCACGTACTGCCGCTAGGTGTGTTATACTATCAATAGCATCATTGTTTTGTTGTAGTACTTTTAGAATGCTTTCGATACTAGCTCCACTTGGTTGTAGTAAGTATGGATTTACCTGTGTGTTCTCATCTACATAGATGATAGCTCCTACACCGCCGTTTAGTTCAGCATCTGGTTGTGCTACTATACTAGGGTGTGAGCTGATACGAATGTTTGACATAGCTTCTGAAATCAATTGATAATTGTATCTCTGAATGTCTGCTACGTCACCTATGTCACTTGTACCTATACCTTTGTGATAACTTTCTGTTTCATACACGTGATGAAATGGAATGTATCCCAATGGATTGTTGAACTCTTCTTCTGATAGTACTTTACCATATTCAGCTACTGGATTATCTCTGGTTGCTGTTAGGTTGCTGTGACTATAGCCTGAGCCTATAACTTGAATGTCATCTTTGCTTACCACGTATCTACAGATACGATCTGGATACCATATTCTAATTGTATCCTGTGTGTCACCTCTTTCTTCTACTAATTTTAGCATACTGAGTTGATGACGACCATTTATCTGTCTAGTGTACTGCCAATCTAATACGTTAGTAGGCGAATATAATGTTGCGTATGATCTTATGCCTAAGGCTTGTTCTTGTGCCGCTGTCTCTACCGCGTATGCTGGTCTATCACAGCCAATCCAAGCGCCGCCATAGATGGTGACCATATCTGCTACTTTACGCATAAAGTGATCTAATGTTGTACCATCTAGATCTACGTCGTAAATAAATTCTTGTACGTTTTCGTCATTGACACTATTTCCTAATGTACGTGTTGGTGGAATACGAAATAGAAAACTTCTATATGTATCTACCACACTTTTTACTTGATTTTGTAAGCAAGTCTCTAATAATCTCTGACTGTATTGATTTCCTGGTGCCTGATCTTCCGCTATATATTTTCGTAAGTAAGCACCATCTCTATATTCTTCTGCCCCCAGAAAGCTACGAAAATAATAGTCCCAACGGTATACATATTCACTGTATCCCGAATGAACTTGTTGTAATTTTTTGCTATCCATTTTTTATCCTCGATTGTTGATCCAGTTTTGCTGTCCTGGCGACATATTTCCTATTGTAATAGTAATGTTATTTATCCAATAAATATTTGTATGAAACACCAGTTTATTTATTTGGCTCTATTAGAGCGTGAAGCCCGAAAGAAACATCGTGGTGACCTATTATCTTGGATGAAAGGTCGTAGAGCTCAGGTTTTGTGTCATAAAGACAATAGTATAGTCAATAGCCTGATGGCACAGACAAAAGATCCAGAATAATTTGGTTTTTTTCGACATTTTTTTTCACTTTTTTTCATCTTTTTTAGAAAACCCTTGATTTTACTGGGTTTTTTTGCCGAAAAAAGACTTGACATTTACAGTAAGATGTCTTATAGTATATGTATAGTTAGTTATTTGCTAACTTTTATATAAACTAAAGGAGAAAAAACGATGACAAATATAATTGGAACAAGACTAGACTACAGAACTATGCAGGAATCAATGGGACGTCCTGTAAATCACATCAACCAGAAGTTCTCAAAGACACTTCGTAAGGTTGCTATGGATAAAGGTATCAAACAGACAGAACAGGGTCAAAGACTAGAATTCTATATAGTCACAGATGAAGAGTTCTCACAATTTACTAACGATGGCGGTGATATGTTGCTGAAACTTTCTGGAAAAGAACCAGTTAGGGCGTTGATCAGTATTGATAGTGATAAGATGAGTGCTAATCTACAAGCTGTCAATAGTAAGCCAGAATACCAGACTCGAATGAAATATGATACCCATCAAAAGTATTTGGGTGAGCTACGTGATGCTATGGCAGATGCTGTTCATAAGATTGGTGAAGATCTAAATACACGTAAGAAAGCTGATGCCGTTGGTGAAAATCCATACAAGGTTGGTGACTATATTTACAATTCAGAACTAGTGAAAGCTGATGGTGATAATGAAGTGAGACTTCACTTTTTTCCAAGTGCTAGAGTTGTCAAAAGCGGAAAGCGATTTGTTGAAATAGAAACACCTAGGTTGGATGGTGAATTGATTTGGTCGAATAGTGAAAGTGCTAAACGATTGTTCAAGAACACCGTGACTTGGTATTTGTATCAAGCCAAATACGCCGGTGAAGCACACGGACACTTTGTTCCAGAAAAAGATAATGAAGATGCTATCACTTGGAAAACGATGAAAAAAGGCTACACTGATAAACCAGCTAGATTTCAATGGAATAACGTTCCAGGTGAATCTCTACAACAAGTACAAGAGAATGTTGAAAAGAGAAAGCAAAATATGAAAAGACCAGTTGGAATAAATGTTAGCGATAATAGTGTAATACACGGCCCTGGTTATTTTTATAACTATGAAGGTAGAGACTAAAAAAATAAACTAAAGGAGAAAAAATATGATTGTAAGTCAAAATATAACAGAAGCAATAAAGTTGATTGAAGAAAATATTTCAGTCACACCTAACACCCTTCAGTACCAGGAAGATAGTCAGATATGGCTAGACAAGTTCCAGGAACTAAAACAATCTTTGGAACAGATTGAACAAGAATGGGAAGAACAATTAGAAATAGAAGATCAACAGGAAGAGGCATAAGATGACAAAAATAACACACAATAATATGAATATATGGATGCCACAA